CAAAAACACGGAAATCCGTCAATATTTAAGCTATTCTTTACTACATGAGTACAAAAACAGCCGAAAATCTATCACTTAGATGGGCACAGGGGGAGGTGTTCAACGCAAAAGAAAGATTCAGAGTACTGGTAGCTGGCAGAAGATTCGGAAAATCATATTTATCCTGTATCGAACTGCTTAAAGCAGCAATAGATCGCCCAGGTGAAACATATTTTTACTGTGCCCCCACATACCGCATGGCAAAAGACATAGCCTGGAAAGAAATAAAGAAACTAATTCCACCAGAGTGGATTCAATCTAAAAACGAAACCGACCTCAAAATAGAACTAATCAATGGATCGCTAATCGAACTCAAAGGCACAGAAAATGCAACAACCCTGCGTGGCCGAAGCCTCGCTGGAGTAGTACTTG